TCACTTCGGTAGCACCTGGCTGATGTCCAGGTCCGCGCGAACGTGCACCCATTCCTGTTCGTGACCCTTCTGATAATGCTCCGTCATCTGCTCGCTGGCGTGTGCCATCAACGGCTGAACATAGCTCTCATTGTCGAAGCCCTGCTTCTTGTAGAGCCACGAGCCCAGAGACCGGATCTCATGGAACGTCGGCCGGCTTTCCCGCGGCACATCGTCAAACAGGCCGGTTTCGTCTCGGTACTTGCGAAACTGTTCGGTGAAGTGGTTGGCGGTCAACTGGCTCCAGTGGCTGCGGTCCTTCGCCTTGTTCTTCCGCTCTGGCGCCCGGTGAACAATGTAGGGGCTGGCAATACCTGACCGCCGGGCCCGCGACACGATGGCCGCAAGGTGCGGGCTCTCGATGCGCAGGAAGGCGTGTTCGTGCTTCTTCACCTTCTGGCGTACCACGTCGATTGCTTTGGCGTCGTCGTCATAGTCGGAAAACTGCATCCGGATTACCTCGGCGCGGCCCTGCAGGGTCACCAGGCAAAGCTCCATGGCGATCTTGAGCCATTCCGGGGCAAGGGCATGGATGGCCTTGAACTGGTCCAGGGTCATCCGCTGCCGCTGCTTCTCATAGTTCGACTTCGGATAGGTCACGGCAGCCGGGTTATCCAGATCGGACGGGTACAGCCCCTTCATCTGCGCAAACCGGAATAGCTCGACCATCTGGTTCCGGTGCTTGATGTAGCTGTCCCGGACAAAGTTCTCATCCAGGTATTCGGCCACGGTTTTCACATCGAAACTCTCGACCAGGGAGTCGCCCAGATCCTCGCTGAACCGGTCCAGGCGGTACCCAATATTCTGGATGGTGCTGTCGGCCAACTTCTGTTCCGGCAGATATTCCTTCCGGTACCGGCCGATCAGGTGACTCATAGTCTGCTCGGCGGTGCCGAGTATCTGGCCAACCCGGTCCTTCTGCTTAATCAGGATTGCGTTTAGTTGCCTGGCCTCCGCAATCGCCTCCCCCTTCACTGAGCCAAGGCTATGAAACGTACCCGTGACTGGATGCTTGTAACGATAATAGATCACGCCGCCAACCTTGTTCGGATAAAGGTTGTCCGGCATGTCCAAATTACGTCGAAGTCGTTTCCGTGGTGCCATTACGCTGCCAGTATCCTTGCGATCCTTTTGTTACCGTTGGCCTGCTTTTCAATTTCCAGATCAACAAACCATAGCCCACCGACTTTGATGGCGCCCGGAATCAACCCATCATTTGCCCAGTTCTGCACAGTGCGCAGAGTAGGGCGTTTGCCCGGGTAATTCTCTTTCTTCCACTCGCTAAGCGCTATTTTGCTCATAGCTCTCACCACTCCGTCCGAACTTCCACCGGGTGGGCAAGCCCGAGCTTGCCTACCGCCTCGCTAACATGTTGCATCAGCTCAACTGAGCCTGGCGCCGCTTCCTCGATCAGCACGTCATAAGTAATGCTGCCGTCATCCGCAAGGCACATGCGGGCCTCTACGCATCCAAGGTCTCCCCAGTTGATTGCGCCAGTAACGCCAGCCGCCTGAGCCGTATCACAAGCCTTGTCAGCCGTTTCCTTTAGCCTTTTGAGGAGCAGGCACATGGCGATCTTTGTCATGTCTTCTTGCTGGTCGCTCATACCTTCGCCCTCTCTCGCTTCTTCCTGGTCAACTCGGCGGATGATGCAGACTGATTATTCAGTACATCCTCCGGCAACAAGCCCTCTCCGCAGTGCGGACAATTAGGAACCATCCGGCGCCCGCGCCAAACCTTATCCATTACCTTCGCCGCCCGACTGCGCAACTGGAAATCCGCTGCTTCTTTGGCCTCATTCCACGTCCGCCAGATCTTCTTCCATGCGGAGTCGTGGCACTCAACCAATCTGCAGTAGGCGTCGAACACATCCACATCGTTCTCGCAGGCCTCGCACCAGATCCGGCGCTCTTGCTGGTCGTAGACCATCCGGTTGTGCTTACATGTCTCGTGGTTGAATCGCGCCTTGCCGCGGGCAACTCGCACATCCCCGATATCCACGACGCGGACACCGATGTTGAAAGGGGCAGGCTCGATTGGTCGTTTGCTCATACCTTCCTCCGCTCGAATTCCCGACATATCACCACCTTCGTCCCATCCGGAAGCACGTTGCACACCGGCATAGTGCTGAACGGCAGTTGACTGCATGGGCCGTTTCGGTGTTTGCAGGCTGCGCACATGGAGCCGCGCGGTATGTGCTGACTCATGCCGCCACCTCTTTGCCGTGATTTTCATGGAATCCGTGCGCACGCTCCGCCTCTTTTCTGGCTCTCGCAGCAGATTCTTTGGTGTCAAATGTGCCGAGGTGGATATATTTGCCCTCAACCTTTATGTGGGCGCCCCACTTATTCCCGTACCTCAACTGGCGAACACCAACTATTCCAGTGGTATTGTTTCTTGCCATTCTCCTGTTCTTGCGGTTTTCCGAACTAGTAACGCACCTTAAGTTATCAATTCGATTGTTGAGGCTGTTGCCGTCAATGTGATCTATCTCATAACCATCTGGTATCTCGTGACGCTGCATCTTCCAAATAACCCGATGCACCTGGTAGATCTTTCCTCGAATAAAAAAGCACCGGTACCTCTTGCCCCACTGGGTAACCCTGGTGACGCCAACTTCGGCGCCCACCTTTGCCTTACTTCGAAACTGAGGCTTCTTCCATGTGAGCTTCCCCGTCTTGGCGTCGTACTCAAAGTGTTCCCGGAGCCATTCTAGAGGGGGAAGCTTGTTTGTCTTTATTGGCACCCTTCGCCCCCTTTCTCCAGTTCGTCGGCTTGCTGTCGTAATTGTTGGGCCTGCTCGGAAAGGCCAAGGCGTACATCTGCAAAGTCTCTACCACCAAAGCACAGAGCTGCCTGCTCAACCGCCTCTGCCTGCTTTCGAATAATGGCGCTGATAAATACCTGCGAAGGCTTTCCGGGAATCTTGCGAGCCGCTTCGTTGTCGACGCCTAGATAGTCCGAAACCTTAACGAACGTTTCCCAAAGGGATTCGTTTTCAGATTCCAGCTCCGCACACCGCGCCTCGGCTTGCTGCAGTTCCTGCTGAACTGGCGCCAAGTATCCGACCAGCAGCATTAGCTGATCGTCTGACAGCGGGGTGCCTGCCCGCTTCATGCAATCGGCGATATTTCGAGGCAGCTTTGTAAAATCAGTCATACACCATCCCCCTGTTCAGGCGGCTGCGGGCGGGTTAGGCCGGTGGGTTTCCAGTGCCATCCCGCTCCATGTGTCCGCGCTTCTACAAAGCTGCAAAGCCATACCGCTTCGATAGGCGAGCAAATCCAGACGCGGCCACCTTCATCTGTGTCTTGTACAGTCGGCAACCGATCCGCACACTTAACCCACTCGTCAGCCTGGGGCGCGGCGGGGGCGGAGAGGCGTCTAGCGAACCTGCACAGTTCCAACGCATACTGGCCTGACGCTATGCCGCTTTGCCTGATCTCTTCAGGGAAGTCATCATCAATCGTTTCACGCGCAAAGTAGGCGGCGTTTTTAGTAATTATCGACTGTAGATTCTTCCACCCGCAGGCATATGGACAGTCCACAATCTGCCCCTCCGGCACACTCCCTTGCTGGGAGGCGGGCGTTCTGGATTCATAATCACCCGGCAACACACCGTCGTGCCATTCGTTCTTGCCTGCCTCTACTAGCTGGTTTTGTATTTCATTCCACAACGAGAATCCGTCCACATGGTGCCTGCCGGAGCAGTCGCCGTAGTCATTGAATAATCGGCCAAGGGCATCTCGCCATTCTGCGAGCTTTGCGTATTCGATCTGCGTGGTGCCACCCTCTGGCTGGGGTGTGGCGCCCTTCTGTGCGCGTATCCAATCAGCTACCCGCTCCTCAATATCACAGCCGTGATGTATTGGTTTGTCGTAACCGGGATCATAAGTCGCTTCGTATGTTATGTCGGAGTCTTCAGCCCTCCGGGCCAGCATTTCAAGCCATTCATCCGGCACTCCCTGAGACCGGGGCGGGTGGGTGTAGAGAGCTATATCGTAGTCACCCTCCCGCTCTGCAAACATCTTTCCTTCGCCCTCTTCGTCCCAGAGGTAAAATAGCTGTGAACCATTCGTGTAGGCGATGGGTTTCGCTTCTTGCGCTCCCTGCCTTGGCGGAAGTACAGGCTCGCCCATGTGAGTCGGTCCCGTAAGATCGTTGCAGACTTCCACAAGACGAGCATTGGATTCGATTTCTTCCTGAAGCAACTTCTCTGATTCCAGTGCTCGCTTTTTCCATATCTGCAAGTCTTCACGCGCACCGTCATAGGCGTCCTTTACAACCACAGCCTCCCCGCCCTCCTGCTCGCGGGCTGCTTGCAACCGATCCAACTTCCACAGCATCGTCATTTCTTCGTTCGGACTGCCATCTGGACTACCCGGCAAATATTCCGCATCGGCCCGCTGCTCAAAGTATTCCCGCATTTCTGCAATGATTTCGTCGCGCTCACTCATCCCAATCACTCCCCATCTCCATCTCTGCCGCCGCATCCTTATCTGCAGCCGCACGTATCAATTCAGGATCGCTGATCACGATTCCGGTTTTGTCGCAGTCATCCAGGGCTTCCACTGGCGGCGGAAGTCGTCTTTGTTGTGTGGGTTCATGACGCCTTTCTCCATTGCATGGTGGCCGCCCGAAAATGAAGAATTTGCTTCTTTGGCTTCCATGTACTCTTGTCCGGGAACGGCATTGAGAAACTGGGCGGATAGATTTTCTGAAGCTCGTCGTAAAGCCCTGCCTTTTTCGCCCTCCGGTTGACCGTACTGTTCGGGTTTCCCAGTTCGGTACACGCCTCCCGCTTGGTCATGCCCTTACTTTTGCACTTCGCAAAGAAGGCGAGGGTTTCGTGAGTGAAGGTGAGTGGTGTTATGCGGCCTTCTCCTGCTGCGCCTCGGCAACTACCTTCTCTTGGCCAATCGTTAATACCGCCCGCCGGCTCTGGTCTATACTGCTGGCGGAGAGAAGGGAGGTATTGCCATGTGTGGCAGATTCAATGTGACTGACAGCCCTGTGGTCGGGGAGCTGATGGACGAGCTGGGAATGCCGTACCGGCCCAAGCCTCAACTTAACGTCCCACCTGGTGGCACGGCCGAATTTGTCCTGGACGATGGAGGCGGCCGCCAGCTGGTCCCTGGCATTTGGTCTTTGCTCATCGAGGAGAAGACAGACGGTACCGGATACAGGCCGAACCCCAAGTTCCACACCTTCAATGCCCGATCCGATCGGCTCACCTCCAGTCCGCTCTGGAAGAAGGCTTACCCGAGCCGGCGTTGCATCGTCCCTGTGAGCGCCTTTCACGAATGGCGAGGTAAGCAGGTGTACAACATTCACCCCCAGGGTGAAGCCACGGTGCTGGCCGGCCTGTGGCAGAGCTGGCGGTTTGGAGATGACCTGGTTAACTCCTTCACGGTGATCACGCTTCCGCCGCACCCGCGATTCAGCCATATCCACCCGAAGAGCATTCCGCTGATGCTCAGGCCAGCAGACTTCGACATGTGGCTGGACCCGGACTTCCACCAGACCGATGCATTCCAGGGCCTGATGAAGAGCCACATTGCGGCACCGCTTGTTTGCGAGCCTGTTCGGAGCGCCAACGATCTGGATCCCGTGGGTGAAGCAGAAATCTTGGCAGCAGATTGACATCATTGAGCGCCTCCCGAGCCAGCTACGTCCGATCGAATTCGGATAGATGGATCCTCGAGTACGTTCGCCAGGTTGATTATTCGCTGATAACCCTCTTTGACAACCTGCCGGAGGTTCTCGCTTGGTGCATTGCTCAACCGTTCCGCCCACCAGAATAGAAGCTCCCGGGCAGCGACCTCTTCACTGTCTTCCAGAGCTGCGATTCTGGTGGTCGCCTTCTCCAGCCGAGCCTTAACCTCGTCGTACTCTCTAAGCAGTATGTATGGCGTCCAATTCTCACCATCCGGGCAGGTTTCCGGTTCGTTATCTTGGCACCACAGTCGTCCTTCCTCGCCGGCGCAGCATTCTGGTTGCAGATAGATCCTGGTGTGTTCACTCATGCCGCCTGTACCTCCTGATCAACCGGGACAATTCGGCTTAGATCGTCCTCCATCCCACCGTTTCTGGGCCGGAACCTACCGAGTTCTTCCCAGGTAAACCGGCCGGCATCTACTGAATCCCTCGTATATCCGCAGAAGTTCGAGCGGTGATAGCAGCCGTGCTGCTTGTGGAACACCATAAAAAGCGGTTCAGCGGCTGGGAAAAGAATTTCTTTGAGGGTCTGGGCGCGCATAAAGTCCATGGACTTTGCGGCTCTGGATAACTCTGCTTCCAATCTGTCCCGGCGAAGCTTGGCGTTTCGCTTCTGCCTGGGCTTATCTGGGCAACTGTTATAGAGGTAAAATGAGGCCTCGTTTCTCACGTCGTACTTCCCAGTAACTACCCACCACATATTGTTGATGTTGTAGTAAGCAACGCCGGTGCAAATCCTGCCTTTACGGTCCGCGAACCAGACGCGCTGACCGTGGCTCAGCATCGAACCATCGGCAGCCTCTCGGTTGTAGTCGGCAATCTTGTATTGGCTGGTATCGCCCTTGAAGTGCCAGCTGGTTTCATAGCAGCCAGCCAACCACTCAAGCGCCGTCAGGAAGCCGGGGCCCCCCTTGTTCATCCGGCCGTCATTTCTGTCTGTCCGGAATTCATAGCCGGAGAACACGTTACACAGGTAGTCACGAATCCGGCGACGGGTGCGCTCCATTTCCAGCCACAGCAGATACGGCATCCGCTTTTCTTTGTCGAAGTCGTAGCGGCCGCCGTTCGGATTTTCACCATTGGCCACGTCCTGCCACATTTCGAACTTAATGCAACGGCCACTCAGATCCAGAAAGCCCTGAAGATCACCTTTCCTGCAGTAGCGATGTCCTTCAGCAAAACGCCGGCCATACTGCTTGATCATGTCTGCAGGGACCTCCGTTTCCCAACCAATCCTTCGAAGCTGTTGCGCCATCCGTAAGAACACATCTTTCTTGAATTCTTGGCCCCAGTCGGTGTCGGAGAACACCGGGCAATCCGGGTCTTCCCAAACGCGCAGGCTTGCGTCGCCGAAGCTTACTTTTCCCTGTCTGTTAATTTGTGCCATTTTCCACCTCAATTTTTCTGGGATTGCCCACCAAACATTTACCATCTGGCCCCATATCGAACGGGCACCGGCAGTCGGGATAGGTGCACACGTTTTCTTTTCGTGACATGTCACGATCTTTGTAAACCAGCGCCATAACGTATTCGGTCTGGTCCTCGAATCCCCGGAGCTTTGCGGCCTCTGCGATCGCGGCCCGCTCAGTGGCGGCGAGTTCCATGGTGTAGGGTTTGATGTCCAGGGCCTTTTCCCTTTCCCTTTCCCTTTCGCGCTGCTGCCGTTTGCGCTCCTTTGCTGTCATGGCCATCTACTTACCTCCGAGATTTATCGCGTCTTGCTTGTCCAGAGGGCGACTGCTGACGATCCGAGAACATTTGAGTCTCTGGCCATCGAGAACCATTGGCATCATTTTCCGGGCCTCTTGCAGAGCCACCATTCGCGCCCTGTCTTCACCCGAGGACAGAACGTAAATAAAGCGGGTGGCGAGTATCTTCCTGTTACCAGGTGCCCGGTACCCGACCAGAACCTTGTATGGCCATGGCCGCGTTGGATCTGTCCGTAACGGGTGATTTTCCGAGAGTCCGTAGAGGTGTACCTGGTGCATCACAGTTCCCCCAGGACATTCAATGCCTTCCGGCCGGCCTTCATCAGAGCCTTTCGGTGGCTGATTCTCTCGATGCCGTGTGTGTTCATGTAGTGGAGCGCCCCGGCAACCTCGTCCAGGGTGCGCAATGGGTTGTGGCCAGCCTGCAGAACCATGGAGATCTCGCAGTCGCTGGCGGATGTTCCGATAACGGCCACGGCCCGTTTCTTCTGTTCGTCAGTCAGCATGCTTCCTTCTCCTGTTCTTCCAGGTGCGCCAGCCACAGAGCCCACTGCTCAGGCTGGAGCCAGGTGCCATCCTTCAAAATCGCGCATCCGCTGCCATGGATGTAGGCCAGCCCGTTTTCCTGGACCTTTTCGATAACGGCCTCTGCGTCGAGCTCGTAGCTCGGCTTATTTCCCTGAATGAGCATTCCGAACAATCCTCGCTATACGGCCGATCGTGTGTTGGCAGCTGGCGGACGCCCCGGGGCGTTTGCTCATTGGCAACCGGCGATCCAGAAGGCAAACCAGAATTTCGCGCTTCATGTGCCGCAGCAGCGTCAGCTCGTGTTTCATCTCGGCCAGTTCCAGAAGCGCTTGCCGCTTATCGGCTTCGGCCTGGTCCCGCTTATCGGAAAGGCTGATAACTGTTCTCGCGTCTATTCCGTTCATGCCGCGATCGCCTCCTCTGAAATCCTGTATGCCGTCACCCCTTGCCCGAACAGATCCTTCCCGCACGGGATCAGCACCTGCTTTTTAACCAGGGCCTGAAGTGTCAGCTGGTTCACTTGCGTACCGTCGACCATGAAAGCTTTGCCGCCGGCGTCCACGTTGATGCACTGCCCGGTGTCACGCATGTGTTGCAACACCTTGATCTGGGGGGGGGGTATAGCCGCTCATCACGCCATCTCCCGTTTACGTTTGGTGGTGGCCAGCTTGATCCTGGCCAGATTCAGGAGGACATCGAAGCCACCCTCCGGCGGATTCTTCATGGCAAAGAACTTGTTCAGGATTGCGTTCTCGGCCATGCTCACCAGCGCCAGGTTCTCCCGATCGAAGTTTCTCTTATCGCCGTCCTTCAGGCGAACGACATGCTTCGGTGGCACCGGTTGGCCGTGGTACTCCTCCCACTTCATGACGTGGACAAACTTCCAGTTGTACCGGCTCGGCACTGTCCGATCGTCACTGACCTTGAGCTTTAGGTAGCCATCTTTGTCGACCGCCTCAGTGCCCACCGGCACCCAAGTCTGGGGTTTGTGCCCAGGCTTGAACTGGTTCTCAGCGATCCGGCCACCGGGTTGATAGCTCAGCCCCTTGTTCCAGCTGGTTTGTCCAGGTCTGAAACAGCCAGGCTTACTGGCCATGTAACCGGGATCCTTTTTCAGCCCGAGAGTCGTGGCCCGGTTCTTCACAGCCAGATAGCTGCAGCAAAGCATCTTCGCGATGGTCCGGTTTGGTGTGTCCGGATAAAGCGATCGCAGCCAGTCATCCTTTTGTGCGGTCCAGGTAACCATGACTCACTCCAGAAGCTTCGGGCCGTCTTTTAGCCCGTATTCACGCTTGTGCTTGTCCGCATCCAGAACAAGTCTGGCGTTGGAAACCACCTCCTTGCTGACTCCGGTCACGGCTTTGCTCCGGTCGATCTCTTCCTGAAGAGCTTCACCCTTAAGGCTTTCATCGCCCAGGCGTTCAAGCTGAGCGAACAGATGGTCATTTAGATCAGCCAGTCTGTTTTTCATGGGAACGGTCCTCCGTGGATTCGCTTTCAATTTGCTCGAGGAGCTTTCGCTCCGTAGGCTCGCGCTCTATCTGCTTCAGGAGCTCGTCCGAATTCCGCACCGCAGCCTGATAGGTGTTCAGCGGGGCGCTGGCCAGCTTTGCCAAGCCGGCCAGATCCTTGAGAACCTGGTGCAGTTCGGCGGAATACTTCTGAACCACGACAGGGTCAGCCATGTGCCTTCTCCCGCTGCTTGCGCTCGTAGATCTCCCGACGGTCTATGCTCGTGTGCTTTGGTGCATCGATAGCCAGGCGAACCTGCGGGCCGCTAGTGCCGACCACCGTGAACTCCACGATTTCACCGCTCGGCGTTTTCACGACGATCGTCTCTCCGGGCCGGCGCGTTAAGATGAGTGCCATTACCTGCTCCTTGTGGTTACGCCACGCCCGGGCCCGGCTGGCGGACCTCACGGATTCGCGGCGGCATGCGGGTTACATTTGAGGGTTGCGCCTCGACGGCTTCCCAGCGCATGGAGCCTTCATAGCCATTACCGCCAGCTGAGACCCACTGCTTCCCATACTGGTCCAGAGCGATACAGCCAGGCTCCCAGCCGATGGGATGATCCAGTTCCTGTTTCCAGGCCACAGGCCTGCCCTTCCAAAAGAGCACGTACCCGCCGCTGTAGGTCTTGTTGTATTGCTTCCGGAAGATATCGGCCTGGCTCTGCAGGGTCGTGCGATCCAATCGGGCCGATCGCACTCGCGGGACCGCCATGTAGTTACGCCCGTCCCGGGCCAGCCGGAGTTCGCACCCAAGGCAATCCAGTGCCTGCATCATCTGGCCCTGTGTCGTCTTCTCCGGAAGTTCTATCGTGAGCGTTGCCATACTTGTTCTCCTTGTGGTGTCTGGTAATGACGAACCTTTTCGAGGTCAGTCGCGACTCAAGGCCGCATCTCATCGCCGGCGTAAAAAAGAAGGGCTGACTGTGGAGACCAGCCCTTAAACAGCGTCGTCAACGCCAGCAGGGGATTGATCATGATTCCGCCACCTCACCAGTACAGATCTCGCAATCTTCGTCATCGCAGGGCTCGATGCCGAACTCGATATCGCTCAGCAGATCCGCCAGCTTTTGCTGATACAGGTGGCCTTTAAGAAAATGATGAGTAACGCAGTGCCGGCTGTTGCAACTGAAAACCATCCCGTCCGGCGTCCAGGCGTCCAAAAGGCCAAACTGAGGCTCGTAGTTCACGGCTGCGCCAATTTCTGAAGCTGCCGCCCTTACTTGTTCGATAGATACATTGCTCATGACAGCACCCCAGAGATCTCTTGGCGGTTAATGCGGTACATGACAGCTACTTTGGGCCTGCCTTGAGGGGCGGGACGGACAGGATTCCTTGCGAAAGGCAGCGCAGCGAGAGTGCAAAGCAGGAAAGCAACTAGGCTCATCATCCGTGGGCGCTCAAGAATGCCGTGAATCCACATTTGGCAGATCAGATCCTGCTTGTTGATGGCGCAGAACCGATCTTTCAGGGCGTCTACGTGGCTGGCTGCAGTATCGAGGGTGATCCCCAGCTCGGCGGCGATCTCGGGATTGCTCTTGCCCTTGCGGAGAAGGTCAACAACATCGCGCTGACGCGGGGATAGGTGACTGGTATCACCCAGCTCCGGCTCCATGTGCTCGTATTGGTGTGTTCTGCGTGGCATTTTATTGAACTCCGTGTTTGCTTAAAATAAATTTAGCAACACGATAAAGATTCGTCAACAAAATACAGAAAAACTTTAGCAAAAAGTTAAGCGGGCATAAAAAAACCCGCCAGGGGCGGGCTTTTAGGTGTGATTGTGTCTGGTGTTTATCGGATCCTGCCTTCTCTCCAGATGACTTCCCCTATTATCGTTATCTTATCAAGGTCGTTTCGGTCCACCTGTTCCTCTGGGAATTGCGGGTTGTCGCTGACAATCCGTAGGCTTCCGTTCGGTTTGGTGAATAGCCTGCAGATCTTTATCTCTGCCTGGATCTGAACGGCGTAGATGCTTCCGCCTTTGATCTTCTGGTCTCCAAGAGGGGATATGACCACCATGTCGCCCGCACTAATCAGAGGCTTCATGGCTTCATCTGAGACCAGTGTAAACCCGATTCGCGCATGCCCTCTGCTATGGGCTGGCACGGAAGAGGCAGTGAAGGGGCGCCTATAAGAATCGGAAAGAGAGACCTTGAATCCTGAGGGAGACGCTTCGCATGCCTCTACGCGATATGGGGGTAGAAATACAAGAGGTACCGCATCCATAGAGATTCCGCTCAGCAGGTCCTCTATTTCTCTCTCCATCTCTCTTCGGAACGCAGCTGCTTTGGGGTCGCGCTCGTATCTCTTCGCGTCGACGATCATTCTGGTTTGGCCGCCGGGTTCTTCGAAATAAAAGTCCGGCATTTGGCTCTCTTCTCGCTCCGGCGCTCCAGGTGAGATTAGGGCAAAATCGGTTTCGTTCTCTACTGCACCCTGGCTCCGCTTCTTGCCAGTCTGAGGTCCCATCCTTGTTCTTTTGTAAATAACGCTTCCATCTGGATTCTGGACAGAGTACAGGGGGCGGCGACTATCCATGAACCCCTCGGGGTACCCGCAGAGTCTCTCAAAATCTCTTGCTAGCTCATTGCCAATATTGCGGGCTTTTCCAGAATTGCTTAATAGCTGGCTGATCTGTGAATCGGATCGGCCAACCTTGGCGAGAAAAGCCTGCCGGCCGCCAGCCTGCTCAATCATCACACGCAAATTTTCTTTTCTGATGCCGTTTATATCCATGCGCAGATTTTCGCTTTATTTAGCAGAAAGATAAATGTGCTTGACGCTAAAAACGGCAGGCGGTAACTTTATCACACCGCTAAAGTAAAAGGGTCGAGTGATGAATGTTAAGCAGTGGATAACCCTCGCCAGCGACCAGGAGCGCGATCAGGTTGCGAAGAAAGCGAAGACGACCGTTGGTTATCTATGGCAACTGGCCGGTAATCATCGATCTCCTTCATCTTCTTTGGCTGAGCGCCTTGAGAAAGCGAGCTCTGACGTAACCCCTGATCGTGTCATGAGTCGTTATGTCCTCGTCTTCGGAGATGAGGGCGCAGCTGCATGATTTCATTTTCCCCATTTTTGGTGATGTAAGTAATGGGGTTTTGGGTACTGAATAGATTAACAGTGTTTTGCCCTGGAAGCAGGGCGCATCCGGGAGGGCTCTACTCCCTAAGCCAAGGATGACCTGACAGGTCCCCAATCTGTCGCGTCAGGTAGAGCCCTCCACGGATGCGGAATCAAGCGACCCAGTGCAGGGGATTGCCTCACTCACAAGGCTGCACATTGCCCGCGGCAATGCCGGCCAGCGACCGGCCCGCATCAAGAAACGATGGTTGCGAACTTGTAGAACGCCGTGAGGCGTCCAGTAGTGGCCGAGCCCAGGTGGCGTGAAGGGGGCAGGCGGGGCAATACCTGTCAGCGGACTTCACGCATTAACGAGGCGACTCCGGGCCCGCCTTAAAGCCCGGCAACTGAACGCGAGGAACGCACATGATGGGACTGAGCCTGAAAAATATTCTGGCAATCGTCTTCGTGGCAGTCGCGCTGTTCTTGCTGGCATCCGTGCCGGCGGCTGAAGGCTCAGAAGTTCCGGCTTTCACCACTGTGGATGATTCCACCGAACTGATTGCGGATACCGCAACCGATAACGGCACCGTCCAGTCCGACACGCGGGCACTGGAACGATTGCCAGAGTCACCCGGCGGGGTGATCGCGATTGGGGGTGGTAGCTCCAACACAAAGATCGTTCACCGTCTCGATGCAGTACCGCCCGGGGGTGCGGTTGGCCTGGCCAGCAACGGCATACGCGGACCCACCACAAACTGAACCAATTGCTCGCAAGAGCACGAAGCCGGAAAGGGCTTGCCACACAGGCCCTTTCTTCGGGTTCGACAACTGAAGGGGTGATGACGATGACAACGGAGCCCGAAATGCCAGAAGCGAAAACGTGACATGTCACGTTGGAACAACTTTGGAAATACAGAACCAGGCACGGCGGAGAAAACATGGCTGATATGCGCGTATCACTGAAATGGCCTGACAAGGTGTTGAGCCCCAATTCACGAACTCACTGGCGACGCCGGTGCGAAGTGGTCCGCGGATACCGATGGGCGGCCAAGATCCGGACACTCAATGCCATACAGGTGCACAGCTGGGACGTTAAGCGCCTTCGTGATGTGGTCGCTGCTGGCGGTTGCATCCACGTCTTTATCGATTTCTACCCACCGGATGCCCGCCGGCGTGATGACGACAACCTGGTTGCCAGTTTTAAGAGTGGCAGGGATGGGCTGGCGGACGCCTTGAAGATTGATGACCGGAATTTTCGGATCCACCCGAGACTGATGAGGGATCAGACCCATCCAGGAGGAATGGTCGTGGTAACGATTCGGGAAGATGGGCCAGAGGCCTAAACGAGAAATCCCGCCTCAAACGGTGCGACAACACCTCGGCGGGATACGTCCAAGAGGGAATGATTATGGCTGACCTAATACTAAGTGGCAACAGTAGCCCAACGATGAGCAGCCGCGAGATCGCGGAGCTTACCGGCAGTCGTCACGACAACGTCAAACGATCTGCTGAAAGGCTGGCGGCTGACCGAATTTTAACCTCTCCATTGGAGGGGTTAGATTTTGAGCACAAGGGGAATCTTTACCAGGAGTACCGTTTCAACAAGCGGGATTCTCTGGTTCTGGTTGCCCGGCTGTCCCCGGAATTCACCGCGGCTGTGGTTGATCGGTGGCAGGAGCTCGAACAGAAAGCCGCCAACCTCCCTGATTTCACCAACCCGGCCATTGCGGCGAGGGCCTGGGCTGACCAGGTGGAGCAGAACCAAACCCTGAAGCTTGCGAATGATCAGCAGTCACTACAAATCCAGTCCCTCGAGAACCTGTTCGCCGACGGCATGACGCCGGTTGAATTTTCCAAGCGCCTGAATGGCGTGAACTGCCAGCGTATCTGCCAGCTGCTGGAACAGCGCAAGTGGCTCTACAAGGACGCAGTCGGCAACTGGCGAGCGACGTCCTATGCCCGAGACAACTACCTGACGGAGCGGCAGAGCAACATCCCTCGCAGCAATGGCCAGGTAATGCTGCGGTCCACACCCGTCCTTCTGCACAAGGGCGCCAGCCAGATCCACAAATACTACCTCGCCGGCCAGCTGCCCATGAAGCAAACATGGGACGGCCAGTTCACTCACGATAAAGCAATGGACAAGGTGGCGTGATGGGCAAGGTCATACAGTTCAATCCGGAGCAGCAAATGGATGACGAGCCCACGCTTGGTGACGGCTACTGCCGTGTGGTTAATGCTCTGGCCGAGGGCTTGGCATCACACCCGCTGACAGCGACTCAGCAGCGCGTTGTGTGGGGCGTTATCCGTGCCACCTATGGCTGGCAAAAGCCGAAAGGGAAGGTGCCGGGAGGGCTTCTTGCAAAGATCACCGGCATGAGCCGTCAGCGGTGTTCGACGGTGGTTGCTGAACTGCTCGAGGCTGGCGTTCTGATCCGTCGGGGAGGTAGCCGGGGAGAGCTCAAGATCAACACGAAAACCGAGCAATGGAGCTTCCGAGAAAAGGCGACGGATGGCCGTCAGAACCTGCGAGTGAACAAAAACTCAACTTACTGTTCAGTGAACAGTAATTCTGTTCCTTTAGAGAACAGTAATTCCGATCAATTAAAAGACAAAAGACAAAGTAATAATCCTACGGATTATTCCTCGAAGAATTCCGGCAAGAAAAAATCCACTTCCAAAACCGTGGAAGGCGCCGCCGTCCAAAATCCCTCCGGAACAAAGTTCGGATACGAGATCGACGTGGAGCTCGCCGAGCTCATCGCCCAGGTTGTCGATAACCGGCTTGGCAGGGACGCCCCTGCAAATCGAAACATGACCACCTGGGCCAACGATATCCGACTCATCAGAGAGCAGGACAAGCGAACGCCAGAGATGATCAAGGCTCTGTTCGCATTCGCAATGGCTGACTCTTTCTGGAGCGGCAATATCGAATCTCCGGCCGCGCTACGGCGCAACTGGACAAAGCTGGCAATGAAGCGAAAAGCCCAACGTGACGAGGTAGCTGGACATGGAAAACATCAATCGGGTTCTCGCCCAAATCACGAACTCGACAAGCAACTCACAGATCCCGGCTACGCCATCGACAACTGGGATTAGGGGTGCATTCACTGAAGACGAGAAGCAGAAGGTCGCTGTGTTCTTCAGTCGTCTGACGACGATCTACGGCCGGGGCAAGGTCAAGTCCCTGTGGGGAGATTCAGAGGACCAGCTGAAAGTGATGCGCAAGGAATGGGCGAAGACGATCGGGAAGTTCAGCTTTGAAGGCCTGGACATCATCTTCGATCGACTCAGGCAGAAGCTGGCGGATGGGAACCCGGACTATACCTGGCCGGACATCCCGAAGGTTCTGAGGCTGGCGAGAACAAACTGCAACCACGCATCGCACCAGGTATTGCCGAGAGGGCTACCTGAACCAGAGTCGGTAAAGCAAAGGCGCATGGCCCGGGGCAGGCTGGCGACACAGACAGTGAAGGCAGTATTGGCGGGATCCGCCTGTTTCCTCGAGGACAAGCCAGAGGTGACCTATGAAAACTAAGCCTATGAAGGGGTGTGGTTGCAAGAACTGTGATCACTCTTGCGATCGAACTGAAGGCGTATCCGGGACCACTCATCGCCAGACAAGCCCGGAACGGGCCCGGCAGAAGCTGGGGGTGCTCAAGGCGATGGTGAACGGGGAAAAGGGTGCATGAAGAAATCGGGTCCGGCGTTCCGCCAGCAGAAGGTAGCGCTGGCCCGGTGTGACGAATGCAAGGGTAGGGGGGTGGTAAAGCCAATGTTCTATGAGATGGCCTGTGTCACCTGCCATGCCTCCGGGATCGTCGACAAGGATACAGGGGAAGGCCTGCCGCTGGCGGACCTGGTGTTACAGCTGCGAATCCGCCTGAACGAGAAGAACGAGGAAAACCGCCAGCTTCGGGATCAACTGAGCAGAACGACAAGCCGGGTCCGCGGTCATGGCCCGATGGGGCAAACCTACCATGGGGATTGATATGAAGCTGATAGCCATAGGGGGTGCGTGATGGGGTGGGGAGATTGCGGAACAGACTCACAAGGTCGCCCGATCGGATACGTGTTCGCTGCCACTTGTGATCACCCTGGATGCGACGAGCAGATCGATCGCGGCTTGAGTTATGTCTGCGGCGACATGCACGGCGAGGATGAGGTTTCGTGTGAGAAGTACTTTTGCTCCAAGCACCGCCCCCACACCGTTTTCCATCAAGAGTCACGCGGCGAATATCTTGGCATTTGCGATGAATGCGCCGCCGAGCTGCTGAAAAGCGGTGACTGGATTGAAGATGAAATGGAAGGGGTAATCAGACCTAGCGATGAAACCGAGGTGACCCATGACTGATCACGTCCCTGACGAGGTTTTGATGGAGCGCATCAAGATTTGCCTGGGCAAGGAAGCGGCGAGCATTTACCAGCTGTGCCTGGCCACCGATCGCCACCCGAAGAACGTGCGCCAGGCTGTCAGTGACCTGATGCACTACGGCGTGGTCAAGGTACACCGCGACGGTCGTCAGTATGAGCTTGTGAACGGCGGATTTACGCCGGGGCCTGGTGGCGGGGTGGCGGCATGAATGACGCTGATGCTGCCCGTCGTCGCAGATTCGCTCAAGCGTTCGCAACCTTGGTGATCAAAGCTTCCTTCTCAGAAGGGGAGTCACGTTTATTCGTTGAGCAGGTTACCGGGAAGAGTCCTATGAAAGCACCAACAGAGCAGCAACTGAGTGATCCGGCTTGGTGGAGTGAGTATGCCCCGGAGTGGGCCACATCTTTCGGGATCGTTGGTTCGGTTCGTTCGCGCATTTTCTACAACGTTCAGTTCTATCAATACTTCTTACAAAGCGAGAGAAAGCTTGAGTTCGGCCTGGAGCACACTTTTTCGTTACATGAAGTGGAAATCCTAGCGGTACGTCCTACCAAACCAACTGCTTGCGGCACCTGCGGTGAGTCGCCATGTGGCCACTACAACGAATGCCCTCCTGGTATGCCGAAAAGTGAGGCAGCGAAGCCCTATAGCAACACTGGGCTTCCTCGTGTCGGGGCAAACAGCGAAAACTCAGGCCTCGTAATAACTTGCGTCACCCCACAGGTTAAATCATGGGAAGTGCTGGCTACCAGAAAAGGAGAAGCGGTTGTGTACGCGCCGGCCTGTAAGGAGAACGGCACCGACCAGGCAGAGGTGTATCTGATGTCAGCGGCTGATTTCAAAGACCCCATCGCCGAGCGGGATCGGGAAGATCTCATAAGCTCAGCCGACGCAGTTATACAAAAAGCAATAGAAGCTGACCAGCCTATGGCCGAAGCCCTCTTCGACGCAGGCATGCTGCGCAAAGGTGCGGGTGATGAAAGGTAGATCACCAAACAAGGCTGAGAAACAGTTTCACGACCAGCTGGCGGCCCTTGGATGCATCGCCTGTTACCTGGACGGCCATTACACCGAAGAGGTGAGCATTCACCACATAGACGGCCGGACAAAGCCAGGCTCTCACATGAACGTTCTGCCGCTGTGTGCAGGGCACCACCAGGACGGTACCGGAATGCCGGGTTTGGTGGCTGTACACCCTTGGAAGCGTCGTTTTGAGCAGCGATACGGAAAGCAGGAAGAAATCTTGTTGCTGTGTCACGAACTACTGGAAAAGGCCGCATGACCTGGCTGGCCTGGCCTGCGATCGCAATGCTGGCGGTATTCATTGCCGTGCTTGTGCCACCCAGGCGCCGGCTAAGCCATTATGTCGTGGCTTTGGCCTTTGGTAGTGCCGCTGGGCTGGCGGCCGCTCTATTGACTGCGTTGGTACGGGGAATAGCGCAATGACCTACTCAGTAAAGAATCACCCTGGGGGCTATGACATCTACAGAGATGGCAAGCCCCTGGACCCGAACGAGGTGATCAGGCTACTGGAGCAGCTACCAGGATCAGGAAGTAGCCTACCCAGCGAGGATAAGCCATGCTCCAACTGACTGCCATCGTAGACGGCAAGCGAGCAACGATGCTTACCGAAGGGAGCATTGCAGAAGCGGCCAGGAGTTGCAGAGACCGCTTCGGGGCGAGGTTTGAAGGGTTCGCACCGATACCAACCGAAACCAAGGCCCGCAGCAAGTGGGGCGAGTACCGGGATAAACAGGTAAGCCGGGAGGAATTAGAGGCCTGGCTGGCAGAGCAAGATGACGAGAAAGAGATTCGGGAAATCTTCAATGTGTTGCGGGGGTAACAGTGAGCTCAAACAAGGCGGCGTATCTAATGGCAAGACTGACAACCAAAGGGCTGCAGGCCGGGATGATTTTCGGCGGCATTCCGGAACTGACCAGAACTGACATCGCAGCTGCATGCTCCGGCCTTGAGCCGCTGCACATGCATCTGATAATGGCCAAGTATTGCGATGATATACATAGCGCCCTGGCTGCACTGAATGAGATTCAGGATCTGATGTGCGATAAGAGCCGGTTCTGGGCTGACTGCGATGCAGGTATTCGGTACAAGATCGGCCTCGCCATGGTTCAGGAATTCGTGAGCGCAACCAGGTGTCGTTCCTGCAAGGGCACGGGCAGCAAGACAGTCGACTCGAAGATAGCGGACTGTAAAGGGTGTGGTGGGTCAGGCAACGCCGACAAATCAGCGGCGAGCAGGGCAAGGATGAGCGGCATACCCGAAACCACGTACCGTAAGTACGGCCTTAACGATCCGTTCACCGACATCATGCGTTACCTGGATGACATTGAAATTCGGTCGCTCGAGCGGATTGCCAGGAAGGCTTCATAGGCAGAAAACACAACATGTTGACATCGTGCGCGGTTAATAGCACAATTTCCCTAGATTACCGAATTGCCCCCAAAAAACCGCCCTCGCTCCGAGCTGGCGGTTTTTTTGTGCCCGATTGAAAATTCCCTGGCCGGGTTCGCCTGACCAGATGCCTCGCCAAGTGCGGGGCTTTTTTATTTCTGGAGGTCGCCATGTCCCGGCTCAGTCGCATCATCGATGAACTGATTGACCGCGAAGGCGCGTTTGTCGATCACGCCGACGACAAAGGCGGCCCCACCATGTACGGCATCACCGAGAAGGTGGCCAGGCTGCACAACTTTAACGGCCCCATGCAGCACCTCCCGAAGTCTTTGGCCGTCCAGATCTACAAGGATCAATACTGGTCCGCCCCGAACTATGACCGCGTGTCCATGCTCAGCATGAAGATTGCCGAGGAACTGTTGGATACCGGTGTGAACATGGGCATCACGGTGGCCAGCAAGATGTTGCAGCAGTCCCTCAACGCACTGAACGTGCAGGGCAGCCATTACGCGGACCTCACCGTAGACGGCCTGATCGGGAACAGTACGATTGGCGCCCTCAAGGATTACCTGGATCGTCGCCAGCACCATGGCGAACTCGTCATGCTCAAGGCTCTGAATTGCCTGCAGGGTGCCCGATACATTGAGATCGCGGAAGCCCGGGAGCGAAACGAGTCCTTTATGTTTGGCTGGCTCCATCACCGAATCAGCATTTAACGGGGTTTCCCATGGGTATTGGCGGCTTTTTCGGAAAACTGTTTGGCACCGAAAAGGCGCTGGGCGGGATCGTGGACGGCGTTACCAACGGCCTTGACGCCCTTGTTTATACGGACGAGGAAAAGGCCGGAGACGCCGCCAAGGATCGATCAGAAGCTCGTCAGATGGTTGTGCAGTGGATGGCCTCGACACAAGGGCAGAACCTTGCCCGCCGCCTGATAGCCCTTGCCATCACTGGCACATGGCTGGGCATGTACCTGCTGTCCGTTCTGTGCGGAATGGTAGCGGTATTCGTGAACGATGGCGGCGCTGTCACCGCCGAAAAAGTCAACGCGGTAGGCAGTATCGCCAAGAGTGCAGCCATGGATATGAACCCGGCTGTCATGCTCATTCTGGCCTTCTACTTTGCGGCGCCCCATATGGGCGATATCGCCAAAGCTGTCACCGGAAAATTCACCCAGAGCGTCAATAAGGGATAACGGTGAGCTTAAAGGACATCGCGGGACAACTAGCCAGCAACGCCCACATCAAAATCGATTCCGCCCCTCAAGGCATCTCATACGCAACAAACGGCTTCGTCTTCGCCTGGGGCGCTATGACATTCAACCAGATCATGATGCTGATCGGCACGGTGTTCGCCGTGCTGACCTACTTCACGAGCCTGTACTTCCAGCGCAAGCGTGACCGGAGAGAGCAGCAGTTGCTTGAGCACCGCTTACAGGCTGAATTAAACGCCGCCGAGCGCCGGGCCGACAAAACCTAACTGCGCAACTGGTCAGCGGAATCGTCGCCTGATGCCGATAGCGGCCAGGCCGAGAAATAGCAGGGACAGGGTGGCTGGCTCCATCACTGAATAGGGTTGGCCAATCTGAAAGTCCAGGTCGAGGTAGGATCTTTGAGAGCCAGGCGGAAGGCTTGCAAGCGGAACGATGAGTGAGCCCCAAAACTCGCCATTTTCGTGATTGTGAAGGTTGCTGGCAAAGTCGCGATCTCCTTCAGGCGCCCTGATTAGAAATAAGGGGCTGAACACGATTCCCAGTGTGGAGTCCGTCATATTGTGGGCCTCCACAACGTGGCCAAAATAATAGTATTCGTTGGACGTTAGCGGGTTCGTTCCTGTGAAAAGGGCGTCAAAATAAGTTGACGTGAACCTAGCCCGGACCAACGCATTCAGCTCAGTATCCGCAACGAAATACCCCTCGCCATCAATGCTGGTTTCGTGGTTGGACGCTTTGAAGGTCATGTCATACCGCAAAAGCGAGGCGTGGCTACTGGCTGAAGCGCTGAACAATAGCAGCAGAAGAAATTTTTGTAGATAAGTCATATGCACCTCCGTGTATTGGTGATTCCCAAAAGCACGATTTATGCCCACTCAATGCAAACAGTTAGTTACAGGTCGAGCTGGAGCTTGTGTGTAACGAAAGCTGACGCCTTGAATTGATATTGAGAGTTTCTTGAGCCCGCCAATGACTGCACCCATGAAAGAGTTGAGGTTCTGAGATATGGCAACTAACGACTCTCCCCTGTCTGTTGCAGCAGCGAGGGCTCTTGTATTGTCCCTGGATGGCGGCGGAGGCGGCAGCTCGGGTGGCACGAGCGCCCTTGCCTGGTCGGCATCAAGCGGCCTGGGTGATCAGAACGAGATCGTTTTAACGACTGACACTTATACATTTTCCGCCCCGTCAAAGTCGGCCTGGCTTGGGTTTGGCGAAGGATGGTTGTATGGCCAAGCTGATGATACGCCAATGGCCCAATCTGTCAGTGTTAATGGCGAGACGATCACTTATGAATTTGGTGTCGGCAGTGAGAATCGATTTGTCAAAACGGTTGACGGGGTCAAGGTCCTCGAATCAACCCTGATCCCATCACTTGGAACGGGCTACAACGCCGGGTTTATCAACTGGGATAATGGCGCGGCTATCCCCGCTGGAGACGCCATCTTTATGTTTGCGCGAGTCAGATGCACTGACGGATCGGTTAACAATGCATCTTTCCAGTGGAAACAAGAGCGCATCCGGGCGTACATCAACCTCAGCGGAGCTGGTCACAACTCAGCCTATATTGCCGAGACAACCCCGGCGGGCTCTGGATCTCGGATTGTGGAGTACGAGGGTAATGATGGGGCTGCGGCATCTCTATATACCAGCGTACCCAAACACGGCGATGGTTGGTTTAACCACGGGTGGCTCTGGAAGATCAACACCCCGGATCAGTCAGATGGCCTTATGGTTAAGGTCACCCAGAAGGAAGGAGACGCCGGCATTGTCATGGACTCTACCATGACAAATTCGGGTGGTGATGTTGGAACCGACACCGTCCGCAGCTCTGAGTCGGAGCGCCCTCGGTTTGCATCCATTCAGGATTACATTGGAAACAATGGCGACAACACCACAAATATTCTGCTTCAGAGAACCGACCAATACTGGCAACTCAACGGAACGCACTTCTTTTTGTCCGACAACTCTAACCCTGCCTCTGCTGGCCTGTTCTGGCCATTAAGAGTGGTTTCTGTGAGCGGGACCCAAACAGCAACGCTGAAGCTCTGGAAAGGCACGTTCGCCGATTATTCAGGAAAGGCAATCCTGGTGTATGACGAAGATATGAGCTTTATTGCGGGGGTCGATCTCTAATGGCATCGATTCTTGGCAAGCTCGCAATACAGGAGGGCGATTCCTACACAGCCGTCGCCGGAAGCAATAGGGCGGTTGTTGTTGCCGGCACGGGTGAATCCGCATTCTCAAGCCGTGAAATTGTCGGCATAACCTTTGGTGGTGTTGCAATGACTCGGGCAGCCTATACGGGCGACACCGAGACGGCCAAAGGCGGGGTTTACTACATACTGGAGTCGCAAATACCCGCAGGCTCAAGTGTTATAGCGGTTGATTGGGACGGGCAGGTCCACGATGCATTTACCGGGGCTGTCTACACTCTTGGCGGAATTGATCAGGCTACTCCCGTCAATAACTTCAATTCCGCTGTTGGCGTGAGCCTGTTCGACCTCGATATAACGTTTAACGGCGTTGATGGTGGTGTTCTAGTTGCTGGCGCAGGCTCCAACTCGCCGGCTGATACGCTGAACCAGTCGTCCACTATATCTGCCACAACAACGACAGTAACGGTTGACCACGCGCAAACTACAGCAGGGCATGAAGGCTCGGCGATTTCTGGCGTGTTGAGCGCGGCAGGATCGGAGACGCTTGGGCTGAGATATTCCAGCGAGACGGACCCCGTTGGCGCACTGGCCGTTTTCAATCCTGCTGCATCAGGGCCATCTGTTAGTGCCGCAGACGATATCACCAGCGAAGGCGATACGGCTGAATTCACCCTTGCGAATAACAGCGCAGCCCCGGTAAGCGCCACACTAAATGGTACAGACGTTGGCACCCTGACGCTGGTCAGCGGGTCAACCTACAGCTACACCGCCCCGCTGATTGCTGACGACGACACTGCGGACCTGGTCGTTACTGTTGACAGCACGACCGCCAGCACGGTCATTGGCTACGCCAACAGCTACCCCTATGAGCTGGTCACGCACGGTGAGCCTGACGCGAACTCAGCATTTTTCGATACTGCATTCGCCACGAATGGCCCGGTAGAGTGGGGCGTTGTAACTGACTTTGATTCCGGCGTGGTTGTCGTCGATTGGGCCACCATGGACGCGGCGGAAGACGAACTCAACGACATTGCACTCCACAGCACCGAGGTTGCTGCCGGAGATTCCACAGCAACCCTGAAGTATTTTGTGCCAGAGTCGGGCGCCACCGGAACGTTTCAGGCGACGGCGACCGTTGATGGCACGGACGATACCGCCCCCACCATCTCAAGCGCCTCTGTACCCACGGCGGGCAATAACATTGCCGTACAGATGTCCGAATCCATGCAGGTTGGCGCAGGCGGATCTGGCGGCTGGACAATCAGCCTTGCAGGCGTCTCCGTTAGCTCTGCATCGGTAGATGGCTCAGACGACACGATTATCAACCTGACGCCATCGCGCACACTGACCGACGAAGACACGCTGGCCATTGGCTACACGCAGCCCGGAGACGGCTTCCAGGATCAGGCGGCCACACCAAACGATCTGGCAACGCTCAGCGGGCAGGCGGTAACGAACAACAGCACCCAGCAGCCGCCCGATGTGACGGGGCCGGTTACCCAAAGCGTGGGGGTGCCAACTGCTGGCACTTACGCCATTGGCGATGACCTGAGCTTTACCGTCAACTGGGACGAAGCCGTTACGGTCACCGGCACTCCGGCGCTGAATCTTGATATCGGCGGAACGTCTCGCCAGGCCGACTACGTATCCGGTAGCGGCTCAAGCGCCCTGGTGTTCACCTACACAGTGCAGGCAGGTGACGAAGACGATAACGGCATTGCCGTATCCAGCCTCACACTGGAAGACGGAACGCTACAGGATGCCTCAAGCAACAACGCCACACTGACGCTGAACAGCGTTGGCGATACCTCCGGCGTTCTTGTGGATGGCCTGGCGCCTGTTATCTCAATCAATAGCCTGACCACCACAGACACCACTCCGGTGGTTACTGGCAGTGCGGGAGACGCATCAAGCCTCACGCTGGTGGTCAATAGCGTTACCTACAACCCAACCCCCTCCGGTGGTACATGGAGCCAGCAGCTTCCAGAACTGGCGCTCGATACCTACCCCATGACCCTGAACGGGCAGGATGCGGCGGGGAATGATGCGGTTGAGGCTACGGCGACGCTGAGAGTTGTAGATGAGGTGTCAGGCGGAAACAGCATTCTCCAGCCCGTACTGAAGCCAATCCTATCCCCCATCTTTGAGGACGTACTATGAGCAATCAAATTGAGCTCCTTTCCAACGCAGGGGCGGGAGCTACGGGCAACGCAATTACCCTGGCCGCTGACAACCTGTTCATCAAGGTTACTGCGTCCACCTGGGATAGTCAGTCAGTCAAGCTTCAAGAGCGAGCCAACGATGGTTCGTGGTCTGACATTCCCGGTGCAGCATTCACTGCTGACGACGCAAAGGTTTACCAGGGCTACCGCAACCAAACGCTGCGAGCTGTCACGACTGGATCAGGCGGATCAATGGCCGGTGTCTACGCGAAGGTAGGGCAGCGCTTTGACTAGGCCCGCACCAGAATCGCGCACACAAAAGGTACTCCTGAACCGGGGCCGGCTGGTGGGTGCGTGGAGGCGCGGGTTTTCACTACATACGAGAATTTTCTGAGCCGGGTTGTTGTTTAGATGGCAGAGTCAAAGAGGGCCAAGAAAGAGCCTCACTGGCTCAACAAATCGCAGATGGCAAAGAGCCTCGGCATTTCCACGACTGCCTTTGATAAATGGGGGGTACAGCCGGTAGCCAGCATCGGCCGAGAGAAGTATTTCGACGTGCGATCCGTTCTGGATAATCGCCTGAATCACCAGATCGCAATACAGCAACCTGAAGACCTTGATTACGAACCCGGCACAATGGACTTTGAACGCCTGCGGTTGACTAGGGCCCAGGCCGACGGCCAGGAAATCAAGAACAGGATTGCAGAGGGCAAAACGGCTCCGATTGAAATCATCACACTGGTGCTTTCCAAGATTGCCGGCGAGGCATCTGGAGAACTTGATAGCCTTCCACTCAACATTAAGCGCCGGCATCCGGAACTCGAAAACCAGGTGATCGAATCTATCAAGCGCCATTGCGTAAAAGCACAAAACGCGATAGCCAGAACTAGCGAATCCTTGGATAACGCCCTCGATGACTACCTCACTGAACTCGACGCAGCTTGAGAATCTGAAGCGAGCTGTTCGAGTTGGGTTGAAAGCTTTTGCTCGCCCGGAGCCCATGACTCTCGTGGAGTGGGCGGATGAGAACTTTTATCTCTCGTCAGAATCCAGCTACATCGAAGGCCGTTGGCAGACGCTGCCATTCCAGATAGCGATGATGAATGCCATCGGCCATGACGACATCGTTTATGTGAACATCGTCAAGTCGGCCCGGGTTGGCTATTCGCAGATGATCCGAGCTGCGCTCGGTTATTTCACTGAGCACAAGACCAGAAACTTACTGCTGTTCCAGCCAACCGATGGCGCGGCCTCAAGCTTCATGAAGTCGAGCGTTGAAACCATGATCCGGGATGTTCCGGTGGTCAAAGCTCTGGCGCCCTGGATTGGGAAGAAGCACCGCGACAACACCCTGGACACGAAGCGATTCAGTAACGGCAAACAACTCTGGTGCCTTGGTGGCACAGCGGCCAAGAACTATCGCGAAAAGTCCGTTGACGTGGTTGCTTACGACGAGCTGGCGGCATTTGATCAGGACGTTGAGAAGGAAGGCTCTCCGACGTTTTTGGGTGACAAGCGGATTGAGGGCTCTGTATTTCCAAAGTCAGTCCGAGGATCAACTCCAAAGGTTCTGGACACCTGCCAGATCACAAAGGCGGCCTCCGAAGCTGAGTGCATGCTGAAGGCGCACATTCCGTGCCCGCACTGCCTCGAAGAACAGGTCTTGAAGTGGGGAGGCAAAGAGGCCCATTTTGGATTCAAGTGGGACGACGACAACCCAAAGTCGGTTCAGTATCTCTGTGAACACTGCGCGACCCTCGGCAGCCAGGGAGACTACCAGGCTCAGCACGAAAACATTGTCTGGCGTTGCGAGACCACCGGGATATGGACAAAGGATGGCATTAGCTACTTCGATGCCGACGGAACTCGACGGGAGGCCCCGGAGTCTGTCGGCTTCCATGTGTGGACAGCTTACAGCCCATTCACCACCTGGCGCCGGATCGTTACCGACTTCCTGAAGGCCAAGAACGACCCCAGCAAGCTCAAGACGTTTATCAACACCACGCTGGGCGAAGCTTGGGACGACACCGAAGGCGAGAAGGTAGACCCAGAAAGCCTGTTCGCGAGACGCGAGCATTACCAGGCCGAGGTGCCTGTTGATTCGTGCATTCTCACAGCCGCGGTTGACACCCAGGATGACCGCCTTGAGATCGAGGTGAAAGCCTGGGTGAACGGAGAGGAAAGTTACGACATTAGTTATGAGCGCCTATACGGCGATCTTTCCCGGTCTGAGATATGGGATCTGCTCCATAAGCGCTTAACCCGTCAATTCACAAGCGTAAGTGGCGCGATTCACGACGTGAAGCTCACCCTGATTGACTCGGGCGGCCACTTCACTGACGAGGTTTACAAGTTCAGCAAGAAATACGGCATCCGGAAGTTCATCCCGATAAAGGGGCACAGCCAATCTGGAAAACCGGTTGTGGCATTTCCCAGGAAGCGCAATGAAAAGGGCGTCTACCTAACCATGATCGGAACGGATACCGCCAAGGAAATAATCACTAGCCGTTTCCGCATCATGAATCCTGGCGAAGGCTACATGCACTGGCCTGTATCCGATGAGTTTGACGAAACCTATTTCCAGCAACTGACCAACGAGCGCCGAAAGATAGTTTATCGAAAGGGCCGCAAACAGATTGAGTGGGATGCTGGCGGCAGGCGTAACGAGCCTTTTGATACAGCCGTCTACAACCTCGCCGCAATCCGGCTTCTCCAGCAGCACTTCGGGATCAATCTAAGTCGGTACCGGAAAGACGGAGACCCAACAGAAGCGCCGGCGACCAAAAAGCGGAAGGCCGGCAAAGTTCACAAGCCCGCAGGGGGATGGTTATGAGTACAGCGAGCGAGCTGCTGCCGCTTTATGTCGAGGCAGAAAAGCGAATCCTCAAGGGCCAATCCTATGAGTTCGGCGGCCGCACCTGGACAGGTGCTGACCTGGCTGATATTCGCAAAGAGCGCGAGCGCCTGGAGCGCCGGGTATTCGCAGAAGAGCAGGCGGCCAAAGGTCGACGCACTCACTCACTGGCGACGTTCAAATGAATTTGATTGACGCGATCATTCGCCCCTTCTCTCCGGCCATGGCGCTGAAGCGGGCCCAGGCTCGCCAGATCCTGGCGCATTATGAGGCCGCTCGGCCCAGTCGGACCCGGCGGAACCCGAAGGACAACCGTTCAGGCAACAGCTTGACAGACGGCGCGGCGGAAACGCTGAGAGGTCAGGCTCGACACCTTGAGCAGAATCACGATCTTGCACGGGGCATCCTGACTTGCCTCGTGAATAATGTCGTTGGAGCCAAAGGCATCGGAGTTGAGTTTCAGCCGAAGAACCTTGATGGCACCGTAAACAAAGAGCTGGCCGACGCCCTGAACTGGTATTTCACAGAGTGGGGTCGCCACCCGGAAACCACCGGAGAATTCAGCTGGGCCAAGACTCAGAGGATGATGGCCAGAGCATGGTTCCGCGATGGAGAAGTGCTGTCAAAGTCTCTGATGGGCAGCGTTCCGCTGCTCAGACATAACACCATCGTGCCCTATTCGCTGGAGCTGCTTGAGGCTGATCACATTGCAGACATTAACGACCTGAGCAAAGGCATCATCCAGGGAGTTGAGCGCAACCAGTGGGGCCAGCCGCGATTCACTTATATCTATGATCAGCACCCGGGCGAAGCCTTGGGTTTCAGGATGAAGTATCGCCGGATCGCTGCCGAGGATATCGATCACCTGAAGATGACAGACCGCATTCGGCAGAACCGGGGCGTATCGATCTTTGCAGCGGTCATGAATCGGCTGAACGACTTGAAAGATTATGAGGAAGCCGAGCGAGTCGCGGCCCGGATCAGTGCGGCGATGGCGGCCTACGTAAAGAAAGGAACGCCGGATATGTACGGCGTTGACCAAGAGAGTGATGACGAAGAGCGCACCTTCGAGTTCGCGCCGGGTGTCGTATTTGACAACCTGGCGCCTGGTGAAGATGTGGGCACGCTGCAAAGCAATAGGCCAAGCGCACTGCTGCAGCCCTTTCGCGACTCAATGCTGAAGGCCATTGCCAGCGGCTCAAGTTCTGGATACTCGACCATCAGCAAGAACTACGACGGCACCTACTCGGCGCAGCGTCAGGAACTGGTTGAGCAGTGGGTAAATTATGGATCTCTATCGATCGACTTCATTGATGACTTCGTGGCGCCGGTCGTTCGCCGCTTTGTTCGCATAGCGGTCATGAGCGGGAAAGTCCGTGTTTCGCCAAAGGTCGACCGGGAAACTCTGTTCGACGTGGACTATCTCACGCCAGCCATGCCGTGGATTGATCCGAAGAAAGAGGCGGAAGGCCATGAGGCCAACTTGCGCCTGAGAATTACCAGCCCACAAAAGATCATCCGCAGCCGGGGAGACAACCCTGACGAGGTGCTGGATCAGATTGAGCAATGGCAAACGAAGTTGCGAGATCGAAACATTCAAATCGAACCGGAGCCCGCCACTGAGCGGGCTTCTTCGTTTCAGGAGGAAGGTAACGATGCCTAAGCCGAGAAGCTGGTATGCAATGAAAGCGATGGGCGGAGGCGCTGCCGAAGTCCTGATCTATGAAGAAATCGGTGCCTGGGGGATTTCCGCCAAGGAGTTCGCCAGCGATCTAAAAGAACTGGGTGCAGTTAGCGAGATCACGCTGCGCATCAACTCCCCAGGTGGCTCCGTCTTTGATGGCAATGCCATTTTTAATCAGCTGAAACAGCACAAGGCAAAGGTAACCGCGCACATCGATGGGCTGGCGGCATCCATGGCCTCAGTTATCGCCATGGCTGCCGACCATATCGTCATGCCGGAAAACGCGCTGATGATGATCCACAACCCCTGGACGGTATCAATCGGAAACGCCGAGGAACTGCGAAAGGACGCGGATCTTCTCGACACCATCAAGCGAACGCTGTTGACCGCCTACGGGCGTTCGGCAATGACCGACGAAGAGCTCAGCTCAATGATGGACGCCGAAACCTGGCTCACTGGTGCAGATGCCGTAGAGATGGGTTTCGCGGACGAGATGGAAGAAGAGGTAGCGATGGCCGCCTGCGCGAAGTTTGAGCAGTTGGCCCAATTCCAGAATACACCCACCCAACTGAAAACCGAACCGTCAGCGGTTGCTGACAATCCCGTCGCAAAGCATGAAGAGGAAATCACCATGCCTAAAGAAAATCAAGCAACCGATCAGCCGGTTGACCAGAAAGACATCGAGGCCCGCGTTTCGGCAGAATTTGTAGCCAAGCAAAAGCAGCGTGTGACCGACATCAACGCAACATTCGAGGGCTTCGAGAAGCATATCGAACTGCGCAACGAGTGCATCGCCGATGTTGAGTGCGGGGTTGAGGATGCCCGCGCCAAACTATTGGCCGAACTCGGCAAAGACCACAAGCCTTCCGGCTCCGTGTTCGTTGCCGACGAAGGTAACCAAGCCAAAGTCAACGCTATGGCTGATGTGGTTGCCATGCGTGCCGGCTTCAAGAAGTCTGAAGAGGTTGGCGAGAACGCTTATCGTGGCAAGACACTGCTCGGTATGGCTGAGTCCTGCCTGGAAGCCCGCGCCGTATCCACTGGCGGCATGAGCAAGATGGATATTGTAGCGGCCGCGTTCACTCACAGCTCTGGCGATTTCAGCAAGCTGCTCGCCAACACGGCTGAAAAAGCCATGCTGCGCGGCGCCGAGGAAAGCAACGAGACGTTCCAGCAGTGGACCCGCACCGGTCAGCTGGGGGATTTCAAGGTTGCCTCTCGCGTTGACCTCAACGCATTTCCCACCTTGGATAAGGTCCAGGAAGGCGCTGAGTACAAGTACGCGACCATGGGCGAGCGTGCCGAGCAGATCCAGCTGGCAACCTACGGCAAGCTGTTCAGCATCACCCGCCAGGCGATCATCAACGATGATCTG